ATCCGGGGGGCGAAGATGGTTGACGGCATCACAATGACAGACGCGAGGCAGATGTTCTTTGTCCTGCCAGACGGCAGGGACAAAGCCAGTCAGATGGACTGTGTCCGTATCCACGGTGATGCCATTGAGCGGACAGACGTTGTCCGGCTCAAGAACGGTTCTGCTGATCTGCGCTACAGGCCAGAAATCACTAACTGGTCAACCACTCTCCGAATCAGCTACGATTCGGCGCTGATCAGCCCAGAGCAAATTGCCAATCTGTTCTTCCGCGCTGGTTATTCCGTAGGAGTGGGAGACTGGCGTCCCGAAAAGGATGGTGACTTTGGCCGGTTTACAGTCGCTGAAGGCGCAGTCGTCGATGCCGCCTCAGAGATGGAGGAAGCAGCGTGATGCGTAGCGAGAGCAGCGTAGATCAGGCACTCAGCGCCCTGAACGATGTACACGGTCGCTTGACTACGGACATCGTCCTCGAAGCCGCGACTAATGTGGACAGCCCACTCCATAAAATATTTGAGTGGGACGACACCGTAGCGGCCCAGGCTCACCGCAGATGGCAAGCCCGAAAACTCATCAAGTCCGTCAAGATTGAGCGTCCAGACGGCGACCTAACCCCTCGGTACTTGAGCATTAAAATAGAGAACGAGAGGTGGTATGAGGACATCTCTCTAATAGTCCAAGATCACGACAAGTACATATCTGTCCTGACAGATATCGAAGCCATGATTAAGGACTTGGAGCATAGGATCGAGAGCCTCATACAGCTACAAGACTCCCGGCTCACCGGGCTGGGAACCACGAAGCTCCGAGACGGGATCCAGTCGCTGCGCCGCCACTTCGAAGAGGCGACTAGTCTGACCTGACCGCGTTTACCGAACCCCCCTCCCCCTGACTCTGCAAAAAGTCGGGGGGGACTTGGCCCCGCCACCCGGCTCCTTGGCGGGGCCTTTTTTTATCCGCCTCCACCGATTCGGGAATCGGTTCAAATAAATTCCCAGATTCTAAAATTTCCCATAATACTTCCGAATTGTCCTTTTGTTTCAATGACTTAAAAGTACTTGAACTTTCATATGAAATCATATAGGATAATATCAGATAAGAGATCGACACGCTGTTTGACATTGTGAATCTGAAGTCCGCGTTTGGACGGGCCGTGGCCGAATTCCGAAAGGAGCCGACTATGACCAAATCCAAATCCAAAAAAGAATATCTTGCGTGGATATCCTGCGGAGCATGTGGGACGAAATGGCGATCCAACACCATCAGGGACGCCGTCGAAACCTGTGCCATTGTTGCCACCCAAGACTGGGGTGGATTGAGGGGTAGAGAAGTATGGATTGGCGTTTATGACGTAACCGGAATTTCTGTGGGCCTTACCCCGACTGGATATGTGGTAACAAAAGAGAGTACGAAGACCTGTCAGACAGAGATCCCACCCCTTTTCTTCGTCACGGTAGATGTCCCGAAATTACGAAAAAATGGGGATGCCTACGGCAAGACATACAGCAGAAAAGTGCAAGAAGCCGCTTACACCGCACTGCAAAAAGCACTTTGGAAGTGGAGAGAAGAACGGGTAGAAACAGCCGTCGAAGACGACCCAATGATGCAAGAACTTCTGTCCGAGTACTCCGAGGCCCGACAGGCCAAGTAAACTAATCCGAGGACACCGGGCCACGGCCCTTCCAAGCGCGGAGTTTTACAAATCCTGCTCATGCAAAAGAGCCGCTTTAATATCTGCCGGGGTCAGCACCGGATACTCGCGGATAATTTGTTCCGCAGTGTAACCGGCTTCAGAAAATTGCCTGATCGCAGCAGTCGGCACACGAGTGCCCTCTACAACCCAGGAATTGTGCATTACATTGCTGTCGCGTGTCACACCAGCCACATCAATCCCCTCTCTCCCTGGTTGCGCTCGCCCATGCCACACCAAGCTGGTCGATAGCCGTCTGCACACTGTCGCCAGCAGACACAAAGGCGCGGCGTGTCCCGCCACCGTCAAATCTCCGTACACAGTGGTGGTGAATGTCATCATGTATTCTGGCAAGTTCCCGGATCGATTTTTCTACAGCCACAGTCAGCTCTTGATGCTTAGACGGCATTGTTTTCCTCCAACCAACAGTAAAGTAGCAGTCTCCCGCGTATCGTATCACGCCACCACGGATCACGCTGCAAATAGCTGGGGCTTTGAGATGATGGGCCTCTCGAAGAGGTCCGTGGGACGGCTTTACAAACGCCCCACCATAAGAGAGATTTTTTGCAAATAGAGATTTTTTAAAAAACACTGTCAGTTTTGGAGGTAGATGGGATGTTGCTATACTTTGTATTAGATATTTTCTCTATAGCATTGTAAATCCCAGACCTTTTGCGTTTTTCGGTCCTACCGCGAGCTATACCATATACCCTATCGTATATACACTCCGCAAATCCTGCTCCACCCGTTAAAAAGTGTAAACTTACCCATAAATTGGGGTGTATGATGGTTACAGCGAACGGTTTTTAACATTTTGGGCCCATCACGAGCAGTATCGCGTGCTTGAATCCGCTGTAAGTGGTGGGATGTTGTTGATTTCAAAGGATAAATTGTGATGGCACGACGAAAAGATTTGACGCCCCCGGAAGAGCAGAAATTGACTAGAAGGGAGGAATTGTACGTGAAAATATTGGTGAGCGAAGACGGATTGGTCACGCAAAGAGAGGCGGCGATACGGGCCGGCGTGAAACCCTGCTCAGCCCATAGTAGATCGACAGAAATGATGAAGCGCCCTCGCGTGGCTCGTGCCATTGCGGAGTATCGGGCCGAACTTGATGCGATGTACTCTGTGACATACAAGCGATCAGAGCGGGATCTGAAGGTCATGGGGCGCGCTGCTCTGGATGCAGGTGCATACAGCGCGGCAATACAATCGGAGATAGCGCGAGGAAAACTAGCTGGTCTCTATACTAACAAGTCTGAGATCCGCACTGGAAGCATTGATGCGCTGTCCAGAGAAGAAGTGGAGAAAGAGCTTGAAAGAATTCGAAGAGGTTTTGGAGAGATTATCGATATCACCCCAGAAAAAGAGGAGACCCCGGCTGAAGAACATAGAGGCGGGGTTGTGGAAGCTATTGACGACGGGACTGGCGACGACGGGGAGGAAAGTGGAGCTGACCCGTCTGGAGAGTAGATATCCCCCCGGCATCCCTGATGTGCTCTGCTGTTCTGAAAATGGTGCGTTTAGTTTCCTTGAATTGAAGGTGATGCATGGATCATCAAGAAAAGTCACCCTCTCCCCCCATCAAGTCTCCTGGCAGACTCGACACGGCCACGCAAGTACTTTCGTGGTTGTTCGCGGCTCCGATCTGGCTCTGCGTCTTTATCTGGGTGCCCGTAGCGTTGATCTGCGTATGGTTGGTATTGATGCCGTACCGGCTCTGGCTGTTTTTGAAGCGCCATATACGGCCAAAAATTGGTGGCAATTTTGGCGGTTGACAGCGCCTGGCGGCGCGGTGTAGGATTATTCCCGCGTAATCTCATATGATGATTTTCAAGGAGCTGAAAGATGGTAGAAAATGTAACCCTTCCCGCCGGGGTATTGGGCACCCTGTCGTTTATGTCCGAAATCCTGGGTGAATATGACACCTCTTCCGATGGCATGGTTGCTTGGGGAGGCACGAGTATATTCGATGATGATGAGTCTAACTGCTATTTTGCCTCGTTGAGCTGGAATGGTGAGGCACAGTATGTGGAGATTTGGGACGGGACGGTGCCAAGAGCTGGTGTCAAGCCCGGACACAACACGGTTTACACGATCTTTGGGTACTGCCGATACCATGCTATCTACCATAGGCTTATCGGTGCCAGCCTACCTATTTTTAGGGAGTGGGATGATGGGAAAACTAACTAGAGCTGAAGAGGCTTACGCCGCCGCGAGGAATCTTATCGTTTATGATGAAACGCCATTGGTTAAAGTTCAGGACCTGAAGGTTGGTGATTTCTTGGATTTAGCTGGGGACGATTATGCTGATTGCGACAGTTCTGATCCCCCCCCCAGAAAAACACGCCGAACCAAACCTAGAATTTTTTTATGCCGTGGTTGAGGAGGTGCTCAAGGAGACCCCCACCTGTACTCTCGTGGTTACCAGTGAAGGCTCATTTGGTTTCCCACCCGATCATTTAGTAAAAAAGCACTTCGAGGAGGAAGGTTAGAATGGACTCTCTTATGGACTGGATTTTCCGAATCTTGGAGAAGATAGTCAATTGGGCCGAAGAGCAAGCGGATTAGTTTGGGAGGAGAAGATGAAGAAACCTTTGGAAGACCTAAAGGGTGAGTTTGTTGGGGCTGAGAGCGGCAAGCTCAGACGGTTCTCTAAGCGTTCCGCGAAGTCATATGGCCGTGTTTCATATAGTGTTGGTGCCCCACGAGTCTCCGTCCGTGATGCCGGGACTCACTGGGTATTGGAGCGCGAGACGCTCAAAAAATAAGGTTTGACTTTTGTTTCGGTGTATGCGATTTGTCGCGTATCAAAACAAACCGAGGAGCCGAAATTATGTTAAGTTGCACGGAGACAAGTAGAGCTAAAAAGACCAAGGGGATCGCCGTCACTTATAGAGCAGGGAGGGGTGAGATGTACGGGACTTGCCCGGACTCTTGTAGCCTCAAGCCAATAGTGACGGAAACGGAAAATATGGACAGGGAGTATGAGTGGGCTGTTCGCGGTGCTGTTCCGAGAAAGGGGAAGTCCTTTCTCTATACTCATTTTCCTCCTGATCAGTGGGGAGAAGTAAATTCTCCTGGCAGAACTGTATTCAACTACAGTGCAGCCACACTGGAATCCGCCGCTTATTACACGGCGCTGGGAATCGCTTCCGTTGCTGTTGTCCCCGTTGACTATTGGGAGGATGCTCCCAGTGACAAGATGATAGTGGTTGACCGTGGGGATGGTGTTCGTGGTGTCCGTTGCCTGAACGAGACGATGGGTATTGACTGTGGCAACTGTGGCAATGGTGATCCCCTCTGTTCTCGGTCGGAGAGGGACTTTTTTGTGGTGTTCACCGCTCACGGCGCGGCCAAACGCGCCGCTGGTGACTCTACTGTAAAGGGTGGGTGTTATGCTGCTGGCGGTAATGTCGCCATACACTGGCGTGGCTTATCCCGCCGCGATCAGCCTGACGAAACTGAC